ATATTTTGTAAATTAGTTCATGAAATTTTGGGAACATGACGCCTATCAAATCGCTCGGAAAATCACGTCGAATCATGAACTTTCGGGTGATTTGGTTGGTCATGTTTTTATTCTCATGCACCGGTTTAACTTTAATGATGCCGACATTCCCGCTATATTTTCACGATTCGCTTGGAATCAATGGACTTGGAAAAGGTCGGAATTTTGGCGGTTATATCGGTCGGACGGTGACGCGATCAACGATGTTGTGGACGTCAACGAATCCCCATCGGAAAACAAATTCAGCGAAAAACTGGCGGAATTTCTTGAACAAAGCGGTTCAACGGATCAAGAAAATTTCATCAAGGAAATAACAAAAATGCATCTTTGCGGAATGACATTCAGAGAAATAAAAGAATTGACCGGAATTTCGCTTGACACAATTCACAAAACAATAAAACAATTTAAAAATGATTTACACGATTATTGCGGTCGCGATTGCGCGGGCGTTCATGACATTTAACATCCCGGACATCAAACCTTTCAATTGTCAATCATGTTTGGCATTTTGGACGGCGGTTGTCTTGTATTGTTTCATTGACGTTTCAATGATGCCATACGCTTTTATTAGTTATTTACTTTCCGATTTATTATTGATTTATGAACATAAGTAATTCACTTCGAATCCAGCTTGACAATTTCGGGCGGAATCGTTACGCGCATTTAGACGACACCTTGAAAACGGAACTTGCCATGCATTACAAGGCGTTGGGATTCGGTAAGTTGAACAAGTCGTGCAACACTTGTGTTCGTATCGCAATGGACAAGTTAAACGAAAACAAAGATAAAATTCGTCCCGTGGTTCGACAAGAAAACAACGAACGTCACATGAATGAAGAAGCCCCGCGTTTGCATTTCGTGGGGACCAAACAAAAGACATTCGCCGAATTGCGACGCGAGGCAATTGAACTTGGATTCAAAGCAACACGAACGACAACACGTCAAGACCTTGAACAATTCCTAAACAATGGTTGACATTCACCCGACATCCGTAATTTACCCCGGTGTGACCATTGGTCAAAACGTGACGATTGGTCCCTTTTGCATAATCGGTTCACCCGCGGAATCGAAACGTCACGAGGGACAACCGGGATTCGGCGTTGTTATTGGTAACGATGTCACGATTCACGGTCACGCAACAATCGACGCGGGTTGTGAACGTCCGACAATAATTGACGACGGCGCGTACATTATGAAAACCGTCCACGTTGGACACGACGCAATCATTCACAAGAACGTCACGATTTCCCCGCACGTTGTGGTTGGCGGGTTCGTTGAAATCCACGAACAAACAAACATCGGAATGAATGCAACGATTCACCAGCGCGTCACGATTCCCGCGAAATGTATGGTAGGGATGTCGTCGGTAATTACAAAGAAAACATCAATGGAACCAAACACCGTTTTGGTCGGGAATCCAGCGCGAATAATACGATCCAACAACAAATGAAAATAATTACCGTTTCCGCAATGCACGGGCGACACAACACCGTTGCCGAATGCATCGAGCGAATGCCATTCATCGACAAGGTTTACATTTATTCAACCGACGAAGACGGCGCGTTCCTTGAAACGCAAGATATTTTCGCGATGGCTAAATATCGAAACGAACCGTTGTCGTATAAATGGAACATGGCAATTCGAACGCTCGAACAAATCGATTTCGACGCGGTTGTTTTGCTGGGTTCGGACGATTACATTGATCAACCTTTCGTGGATTACGTCAAACGAACAATTCCGAATCATGACATGATTGGTTTTAAAGACATTTATTTTCAGCACGACGGCGGGTTGTATTATTGGTCGGGGTACGACAACAACCGACGGGGTGAACCATGCGGGGCGGGGAAAGTTTATTCACGGAAATTCCTTGAATGTTTGAACTGGAATCTTTTCGATGTTGCAAGGGATCGTGGACTTGATAAAATTTCATGGCAAAGGGTGAACCAAGCAAAAGCAAACATTCACGTCACAAGTTTAAAACAAAACGGGTTGATGTTGGTTGACATCAAAGACGGGGAGGGAATGACATCCTTTTCTAAATTTAAAGGACTTAAAAAAATATAATTATGCCAATACCAACACCACAAGAAAACGAACCACAAGATGAATTTATTTCCCGTTGTATGGGGGATGAAAAAATGAAATCCGAATACCCGGACGAATCGCAAAGATACGCCGTGTGTGTGACGCAATTCGCACCCGAACGCATTTCGTTTGACTGGGATGGAACGGGTTCGACGGCAAAAGGAAAAGAATTGATTCAATCGTATATTGATCGAGGCGCCGAAGTTTACATAATAACGGCACGACAAACGAACACGGGAATAAAAATTGATGGCATCGATCGAAGTCACATCATTGCGACGGGTTCGAATAAAGGGAAAATCGATAAAATAAAAGAACTTGGAATTTCAATTCATTATGATAACAATGCAAGCGTTATTGATTTACTGGGTTCGGTAGGTAGGTTATTTTCGAACAAGTAAACATAATATATTGGCACAATTATATTTTTATGGCAAACAAACACCGAAACATTGACAAAGACGAATTATTAACAATGGCGCATCGTTATTGCGATTATTGTATTTTGTCGACAAAAGAAATCGCCACGAATTCGGGGGTCAAACAAGTTCGTGAACGTCACATTCCAACCGTGTCGTATTTTTTGCATCATTGGTTGCGAAGAGAACATTTTGATTTTTATTGTCGTGACAATTGGTATCATGCGATGAAGAATGAAAGTCATCCATTGTCCGACACTATTAAAAGCATTGACGACATTTTTAATTCGTTGGCGCGGGACATCGTCGCGAATGAAGGCAAGGGAATTTTCTATGCAAAAAACAAACTGGGAATGCACGACCGACAACAAGTCGAAACGCGAAATGTTGAAAGGTTCGATTTCGATGTCAACGATTAAGGGATACAAACCGCATTCCCGCCAGCTTGAAATTCATCGAGCGATCAACCAAGGGAATGAAAAATATTATGCGTTGAACATTGGTCGGCAATTCGGTAAAACATTGCTGGGAATTAACCAATTGCTTTGGTGGGCAATCAATGACCGAGGGTGTTCGATTGCATGGGTGACACCCGTATACAAACAAGGGAAAAAAGTTTTCGCGGAAATGGAACGGGCGGTTGCCAAGTCGGGATTGTTTGAGTTTAACAAATCGGACTTGCGAATAACTGGATTCGGTTCGTCCATTGAATTTTTTTCCGGGGAACGTCCCGACAACATTCGAGGAAATACATTCAATTACATGGTGATTGATGAATTCGCGTTCACGCGTCCCGAACTATGGGACGAAGTTTTGAGCGCGACCGTCATGGTCAAGGGCAAAAAGGTTTTGTTTATATCAACGCCCAAAGGGAAAAACCATTTTCATCGTGTTTGTTTACAACCAAATTACGACGACCGATACAAGTATTTCCATTTCACAAGTTACGACAATCCATTGATTGATCCCAAGGAATTAGACGAACGCCGTCGCTCATTACCGGACCACGTTTTCAAACAAGAATATTTGGCGGAATTCCTCGACAATGCGGGCGGATTATTTAAGGACGTTCGACAATGCATCGGTCAAGGTGAACGCACCCCGCGAATGTATGGGGGTCTTGACATTGGTCGCGCGGACGATTACACGGTGTTGACTATCTTAAACGACCGGGGCGAAATGGTAACGGTTCAACGCTGGCGACATGATGACTGGTCGCGGATCATTGACAAGGTGGCGGACTTGATTCGTAATTATAACGTAATTACAACCGTCGAGGTCAACAACCAAGGGGATGTTTTTGCGGAAATGCTTTCGAAGAAATTACCCGGGAAAATTGTTCCATTCGTGACGACGTCGAAAAGCAAACCGCAATTGATTGAAGACCTTGCGTTGTCATTCGAGCAAAGGAACATTCGTGTAAATGATGTTGGTTGGTTGCTTGACGAACTGGATTCATTTACCTATATTTACAACCCAAACACAAGGGGCGTTCAATATAGCGCACCCGTTGGATTGCACGACGACGGCGTCATGTCGTTGGCGCTTGCGGTCCATTCAATGAAGACGAATAAACACAAAGGGAAATATCAAACCATGAGAATATGAAAATAACTTTGCCCGCAACATTGAACGAATGCCGTCCGGAGCAATTGACCAAATGGTTGATGCTGGCGGATGTCATCAAGGAAAAGACCGACGAAGATTTGTTTCGAATGCTGGATTTTCAATGTCAATTGATTTCGATTTTTTCGGGGATGCCATTAAACAAGGTCAAGAAAATAAATGTTGCCGACGTTCAAGAATTGTCGAAGCATCTAATCAAATTACTTTCGAGTTACGAATACAACGAACCGAGCGGGGAAATTACAATCAAGGGTCAAACGTATGTATTCGAAAAAAACTTTGAATACATTTCGACGGGTCAAATCATTGACTTGAAATTAATCGAAGACATTTCAACCGATCCATGTCAAGCGCTGGCAATTTGCTATATTGAAAAGGGCATGGAATATTG